TAACCCGTCTTTTATAAATGCTCGATTAAAAGAGCATAAAGATAACTGTAAAATTTTATCGGGTACATTACTATCTGGATTTCTATCAATAACTGTGACTGAGTAACGTTTTTTGTAATTGTATAGTTTATTGCTTGCATACTTTGTGTTATAATTATCTAAATTATAAACAATGCAAGGATACTCCATTTGCACGTTACTTGGTGGCTGAAAATATACTTTATCAGTTGTCAGTTTAGATTCTAATAAAGTTTGCAGCTCAAGCCGCCTAGGGTCTGGGGCCATTATAAACACCTCCCAAACGAAGGAGTAGACGGGGACTTTGCACTTCAATATCTGAAACAACCCACAAAGTCCCCGCCCACTGAATATAACGCATGGCAAAGAAGTGTTCATTTGCATAGGCATCAGCAACAATACTTATAGAATTACCTACTGTAAGATCGCTATTTAAATACTCTGAATCTTGCAACTTACGACTATTTTTTACCACGTCTCCATAGTAATAATACTCAACAATGGTGTCTTCCCATACACCAGGGGCAGATTCAACAGTTTCTCCATAACCGACCTTACCATAAAACTTCGCCATTATATTCCTTAATTAGGCAGTACGAGTAAATGACCAGTCAGCGTCAAAGTTGTGCGGGAAGTAGTAGCCAGCAGCTGGCGTAGCTTCCACAGTGACGGTTGCGCCGGCAGCAATTGCAGTTTGTGCTCCAGCAGTAAAGGTCGTTCCGGTAACACCATTCTTGTAGATGACATGAGACGTTGACGGAATAGTCAAGACACCAGTTGAAGTAACAAACGTTGGGATGCCAGGTGTAACCAAACTACCAGCGGTTCCACGAGAAACAGCAATAGCTGTCTTGAACTTGGTGAGAGTACCAGATACACGGGTCTCAATCAAGTACTTGTACTGGTTGTAATCGATGTCAAAGTCATCAAACATCGAGATGTTTCCACCGCGGTCGGCGCCAAACGTGTAGTCGCTCATGTTAACAAGCACGCAAAGGAGGTCTCCAGTGTTAGTTTGGACACCTTCCATTACGGGAACTGTAACAATGTTAGATACACGCAAAGCGGCGGCCAAATCAGACGTAGTTGGGTAAATACGACGACCAGTGGTGTCCTTAACCAACAGCAACGAGGTGAGCAAAGCTTCCGTCGTGAACATGGTAGGGTTGCCCAGCCCGCGGTATGCGGGACGAGCGTTTACAATTGCGTCAACAATTCCATCGCCAACAGTACCGTTTGCAACGGTTACCTTGTGCGTGTAGAAATCGTCGTCAAAAGCAATTGGACGAATGTTGGTCTCGTTTACCTTGTCCTCATCGTCAATCTCACGACCATCGCCAACCAGTGCGGCACGAGCAAGTTCCTCGTCAAGCATGATTCGCATTTCGGCCTTCAACCAAGCAACAACGTCAAGGTCGGTAATGTCGACAATGTCGTCACGGTCCAACTTCTGCTTCTTGTAGATGGTCGTCGGAGTCGTGACTCGCTTCGACAAAGCAAACCATTCATCCTTCTTCAGGTTTCCCTTAACATATCCCTTTGCACGTGCATCATCAAGCGTGATGTCAGCAGACATGGTCTTGATACGTGAGAACGGGTTCTTCTTAGCGCCGTTAATAACAACACTAACCCATTCCATCCTTCGTGCAACCCACTCCGGAGATCCGTCGATGGTCTTTGCGTCGGGGAAAAGGTAATCGATGTTCTCGATGCCATACTCTACGGCGTGAGCAAGAAACGATTCCTTAAAAGATCCAAGCTTTTGCGCATCTTCAACAATCGTAGATAGTTGCGCGTGAGTCAAACTTGGACGGTCCTGCTGTGAGGAGCTTCCAGCCTGCTCGAAAACATTGTGGCTCATCTGTGTACCTTTCTGGTGTTCAAGAACGTCTTCTGTAACGTTCTCTGTAGGTGCTACTGGCAAGGAATCGTTATCGGTAGACTCATCCTCGTTTGCGGGGGTTTCTGTAACAATTTCTTCAGACACTGCTTCATCCGTGACAACAGTTTCATCTGAATCAAGACCGGATTGTTGCATTGTGTTACCACTTGCTTCTACGGCTGCGCCAACCATGAAATAAACGACGTCTTTTTGTTCTTGCGTAAAGCCATCGTAAATTTCTTGAACGGTTTTGCCTTCTGGTGCGTTTGAACTTGTCGTTCCAGCTTGGTGCTCGAGAGACAAACCAGTATAAATAATGGCTTCGTCTTCAAGATCTTCAATGTCTCCATCTGAGTGACGAATACTTACATTGTCAATAAGGGCTCCTGGATTTGCTCCAGACAACACAAGACTAACTTCTCGAATCACTCCGTGAAGCACATTCTTGCTCTTCTCAACAAGTTGGTTAGCATAGATTGACAAAGAAACAATGTCGTTATGTTGCACGAGAGCTTTTGCATTCTCTGCCGTTGGCGTAGAATTAAAAAAACCATGCGCATAAACGCCATCAGTACGTGCTTCAAGTACAGCGTGGCCAAGAACGTTAGTTGGTTCATTGTGGCTGTGTTGCCATACTAGTGGTACAGTTAGTCCGTCCATATGCTTAAACGCATCGGGCATAATTGTCCGACCGTCAGAGCACTTGAGACCTGCTTTGGTGGCATAGCCACTAAAATCAGCTTCCATTTTGACAGTCTCCTTTCAGTTAGTGTTTTAACGGCCAGACGCCGTTGGTGGTGTTTGAGTAGTTACATCATCATCAACGCTGTCTGTTGTTTGTATTGACAACGAGTCTGTCGATTGTTGTTGTGGCATGTTACTATTCACAAGTTGATCAGCTTTGGCTTCCTTAGATGGCTTAAACCCAATAATAGATCTCACTTCGTTGGCTGTTAAGATTTCATTTCGCGTAAACTTATCAGCAATGTCCGCAATACTATTAATTGGGACCAACTTAAATGGATCTCTAAAGAACACAATAGATTGTTTTTGTGAACGAGCAGTTTTTGTAAGAAAGGTTCTACGCATTGCTTCTGCAATTGATGAAAGAATTGGTTCAATGGTTCGAGCATGATAATTTAGCATTGCTGTCTCATCGGCCGTTCCGTTCATGATTTCAGCTGTTAAACCAAGTTGTCCATATAGCATAGTGGTCAAGTATTCAACCTGTGCTAGCAAATTGTTTTCGGCGGGCCTATTTAATTGCGTAATTTTCTCAGTACCGTCTGTATATGCAATGCCATATTGGCTACCTTTTAACTGTGCTTCAATATCTTGTCGTCTTTTTTCTGCTTGGTCGCGACGAGCTTCAGATTTGATAACATATGGCAACTGAATAATTAAATCTAATTTGCCAGAACTTGATTGTTGGTCAACAGCATCAAGCATGTTTAGTTTATTGATTAATCGTTGCAAAGTTGAGTTTGGTTCGTTCATTACTGAATAAAAAGGGTTCTCGACTACCGCAACAAATTTCTTTTCCAAAACAATGTCTTCGCGTCTACCAATAGCTTCATTGTAAAGACTAATTTTGATATGTTTTGGGTACCATTCAACAATCTCACCTACGCGAAGTGTTTTGATATCGAAGCTTGCCGACTCACTAGGATTAATTGTAGTGTCTATTGGAACAATTGCCGCAACACCTTTATCGAACAATGTTAAAGCAATGTCTTGTTTAAAAGCTCGAGCAGCTTGATCAATATTTGCCTCGACTGTTAAACATTGGTTTAAACCACTATCGATATCTTCAAGATACCTTTCGTTATCGTCAAGACGAACGTGACGCATTTCAGCGGCAGCAGTATCAACACTTAAACGGTTATAGATTGAGGACACAATTGATTTTTCACTTGATAATCTTAATCGGGCTCGATCTGGTCGTGCGCTATATGAAGATCCATAATCAAACGTCGATGGTGCATATAACATGTTCGGTTCAAAGAACGCATTCCATGCATGACGTAAACGATTTGGCATTTTAGCCATTAATGACCTCCCTTCTTATATAGGTGAGATAGGTATTTATAAACCGCTAATGGCGTCAATTTTTGCTTGCATTTGTGTAGCCAGATCAGCAATCGAAGCTTCTGCACTTGCTTTGACATCGGTAACGGTTGAACCAGTAATAGGTAAGGGCGCAAGTGGCTCTGTTATGACTGAAAGTCGATCAAGTTCTGCTTGTTCTTTCGCAAAAAGATAAGCGTTTTGGGCATCGCGCGCAAGAGCATAAGCAGTCAATTGCTCCGTAGTTGGAGGTTGCATACCTTCTGGTAAGGTTGGTGGTGTTTGTGTCATAATTATTATCCTTGAAAAACGGGGTTAGATACACGGACAGATGTGCTATCGGTAGCAATACCAAACGATTGTACAGAGAACAAACCACCATACGCATCATCACCAGGTGAGGCAGGCATGCGAGCATTAAGTGGACGATTTGTTGCCGTTGCATTTTCTGGGCCAAGCCATTCCCTAGCAGCCCCAGCAGTTTTGCGAACCGTCATACGCAAACCAAATTTTTCTACTAACAACCAATCGTTAGCAGCAATAGTCATACCACTGTCTAACGTTACATTACCGGCAAAACCATCCGAGTTTAGAATAATAACAGCTCCGGTAGAATCGATGCGAGCACAGTGACCGTAAGGCGTGCTACTAATACCAATCTGGCCAATATAAAAAAATCTTCCCGACTCGGGTAACGTTGTAATTTGTATCATAGCAGAGAAAAATGCTAAGGGAGCGGTAGAACCATAACGAGTTCTGCCCAAATATGCTATAGACCCACCTGTTGCAGAATACCAAGTACCACCAAACGTCCCAGATCGCGTCATATCAGAAGGCACAGTTCCTGTTGCCGCACCTGTTAAATTTGAATATTTAACTTGCCACCCAGGAATTAAGTCACCTGCTTCCATAGACTTAGAACGGTACGGTAAAGAAACATGATTCCCATATGGGTCAATCTGCCCATTAGTTGGCCATGTTCCGGCAGTCTTTGGTCCTATCAGTTTGGTAAAAGTTTGACCGGCACTGCCTCCCTCATACGCTAAAACCATAAAATCATCGTTTGCGCCGTTGGCGTTATTTGCGGTTAGTGCATCAATCTGGGTAATAACCTTTCCGTCAGCTCCTCCAGCAGGAGTGGCCCAAGAAATAGTGGAAGCTCCAGCCGTCAAGACCTGGCCAGTTGTACCCTTGCCTAGTCGTGTCAATGATGAGGCACCATTGGCAACAATTATATCACCTACTGTGGTCACCGTTGAAGCAGGTATTGCGTTGTTTCCGGCTTCATAAGCAATACGAACAGAGTTTGGTGTAGCGGCCTTGACGGTTGAAGTTGATATTACTGAGTCCTCAAGTTGCACCGCACCCTTCACCGTTGTACTTGCATCAGCAATGCTCAACGTTCGGTTAGCAGATAGATCTCCACCACCAGCCAAAGGTGCGGTTGTGCTTAATGTACGAGTTGCAACAACGGCCGTTCCAGTGACCTGTGAAGGCGCAATAGTCAATGTTGATTGGGCCGCATTCTTCCACAAACCAGTTGCAGAATCATACTTCAATAAATCGCCATTAGCTGTGCTTGTAATTAAAACATCATGTAATTCGTCAAGCTCATAACCATTCTGGATCTTAACATAAATCTTACCTGTAGACGGATTATCAAGCACAACATTACCCAAATATACAAGGTGTGTCGGCGCAACAGGCTTTGTCGTTGTCCAACCGCCAGCAGTCGTACCGGACAAATAAATCGGATCTCCGTCTGCTAATGCAGCAGAAGTGTCAAGACCGTCTAAATATCCCGACACCATTACTGAACCAGTTGCATTGTTAGCAATTGCTGAAGCAGTAAAGCCTAGAGTTCTAGCGCTTGTGCTTTCTGCGTTCGCGCGAGCGAGAGAAATATTTGGATGGGTGCCATTTGACCCTGAGATATAAACTACAGAGCCCTTTGGAATTGTGACTCCGGTAGCATTTCGAGCCGTGGTATAAATTGGATCACCAACGGCATACGATGGTCCGGTTGCTCCGGTTGCGCCAGTTGCGCCGGTAGGTCCTGTAGCTCCGGTTGCCCCTGTAGCTCCTGCAGGGCCACGAACATTGCCGGCATTAACGGTTGAACCGTCGTACTTAGTTAGAATTAAGTTGTCACCTGAGATTGCTCCTGAAACAACAGACGCTGCCTCGATTGCAAGCATACGCGCTGCTGTTAACACGGTTACTGTTGCCATTGTCATCCTTTCTTTTGTGAAGTTATTCGAACGCTTCTTTATGCGCTTTGAAAGCAATATAAGCGTCCATAAGGGCGGCTACATTGTCGATTTTTTCTTCTTGTCTTTTCTTTAAAAGTTTTCTGTTACCATTTGTGTCTTCTAAAGTAATGGCATTACCCATGGCAAAAGACATTAGTGATTGATCGAATAAAAGCATTCGTTCTTCACTTAAAATTTTTAGTTCGCCCAAAGGTACAGACTCAGTTTTTGCACCTTGAATTACTTTCTCAATACCAAATGGGCCATTCTCGGCTTCCCATCGCGCAACAAATTCTTTAGCGTTATATGGGTCAAAACCCAAAGCTCTCACGTCGTATTCTGAAGCTTGAATGAACTGATCTAGGTCCTCATAGACCTCCATCATGTCAAGCACAGATCCTTCGAGTACATGTAAGCTACCTTCTTTGGTAAACTCGTCATACTTGGAACGCATAGCTCCTGGTAGTTTCATTTGTGTAAGGGAGGAAATATAACTACGTGTCTTAACGCCGTAAAAGCCATTGCCCAGCGGGAACAAAAATGTAAAAGCACAAAAGTCATCTCCCTGTGAGAGGTCAGCGCCAAGAGCGCATGGCATTTGCCAGAAATCACGCTTTTTGTGCGGCAAAGTTTCTTCGTATGTGAAGAAATATGTATAACCTTCCATAGGTATACCAAAACGTTTCGCAAGAATATCATTCCTTGCTGCTGGAGCTTTCTCAGCCCGCTCAACGTCTAGTTGATAGGTTTCATAACTAACGGTAATTCCCAAATTTGGATTAGCTTTTTGCCACATTGCGGGATCTGCAACTTCTTCTAATGAATCAAGCTTATAGTGCCAAATCGAAATATGTGGCGCAAAGTATTCGCCTTTTAGAATATCACTAAGCTCCATCTTAATAGTATCACCTGAGCCGTTGCGCACAGTTCCTTCTGAACTAATAGCAACGATCAAATAATCATCTAATTTAGATGCACCTTGCTCAATTGCGCCAACAACATCTTCTCTTAAGTCTCCAGACAGCCATTCGTCAATTGTAGATACTTTTGGACGAAGACCTTGTAGCTTATTGATGGCCATTGGGCGGATCTCAAGCATTGAGCCAGTTAAAAAGTTCTCAATTCCCTTTTTAGTTGAGGCTAATTTAATCCGCATAGCTCTAGAACCAGTTGTATTCTGCATTGAACCTTCGGTTAGAAATTTAAATAGAGGTCCTCGCGCGCGCGTGATAGCGGTGCGAAACGGAGCCATTACTTCCTCAGCT